GTAGCGTGCCCTCAAGCCCTCGGCCATGACCCGCGCCATGAACGGGGAGCCCTTAAGCGCGGCATTGACGGCCTCAAGCTCCTGGTCATCGGCATTGTCCGCGACCCAGGCCTTGATTGTGGACCAGCTCTCCTGGCCACCAACTGCCTCGTGCACAGCAGCCTGCACCTGAGCCTGCTTGGCCTTTGCTCCCTCGATAGCCTTGGCTGCCTTGTCCTCTAGGATGGCCACGTACTCAGCACCACCCTTGACGCCCTTCTCAGCCAGCGCGGCCTTTACGATGGCGAACTCACCCTTCTGGGCTGCGTCCCACGCGGTCGTGCCCGGGGCGATTCCGTTCGACGCCAGGAACTTGAAGACCAGATCGGTCGCGGGATCACCCGAGGGTGACAGTACGTACTCGGTCTGGACCTTTACCTGCAGGTCACCCGCAGCGGGGTTTGCGGAGGCCTTGGATGCAGCCTCTGCCGCAGCCTGGGCTGCAGCGGCAGCCGCTTGGGCTGCTGCGTCATCGGCAGGGGTATTGGTGGGGTCAGCCATTGGTGTTGGGTCCTTGTTGCGGTTGGGGCAGTGCCGAATCGGCACCTCTAGCCAGCGCTGTACGCTTGGCTTCTGCGTCGTCCTGGGCGGCAACTTCCTCGTCCGAGTACAGGTACTTGTCCGCTTGGATGCCAAGAGGCGTCGCCAAGTCAGAGGCCAAGTCCTTGAACTTAAGGCGCTTCAGCGCTTGCTCCGGGATGGTAGCGGCACCCGCGAGGGATGCCAGCCACTCCTTCAGGTTTGACAGGTCCCCGCTGCGGCTCAGCGCATCCAGGCCTGTCACGATGGTCAACTCGATGTCCTTGGGCTTGAACTGCACGTCCATCAAGTCCAGCAGGAAGTAGCTCATGGGGGCCTGCACGTCCACGGCAATGCGGCTATAGCCACCCCCGAGGCCCGTATCCAGCTCTTGCGCAAGCTGGCGAATCTCAATCCCCGTGGTGCGCTCGCTGTCCCGCACTACTGCGGAGGCTAGGACGAACGCCCGACCAAGGCGCTGCTCCAGCGGTTTGCGGGCGATGTCCTGGGCCTGCATCGCGGAGGCCATCTCGACCGCCACGTTGACAATACTCAGCGAACCCTTCTCGCCGGATATTACCTCACCATTCTCGCTGTCCTCGAACTCCTTGCCGTCCATGGTAGCGGCCGGGTCCTTCAGCCAGCGGTACTCTGACGCCAGCACCCCGGCAGTAGTCATAGCGGAGCACAGTTGGGCGAAGGCGGTGAAGTCTCCCGCGTACTCAGCAACGAGGCTGTTTCCGTAGTTGGCAGAGTCCGGTAGAGTCCAGGTGATCGCCTGGTACGGCAACTTGTGTTTGGGGTAGGCCTTGTCCCATGCAGCGAGGTGCACGTCCTCTACGTAGTGCTTGACGGTGTACTCATCCTTCTTGTTGTAGTTGCGCTGCACCAGGATGAAGTAGTCCACCTTACCCGTCTTGCTCGGGGGTAGTATGTCCCGCAACTCCTGCGGAAGCTCGTCGGCCTCGACGCTCTCCTTGATGACGTGGGTGTGAACCCTACCGTAGATGTCGCGCTTCACTCGGAAGTGCCGCAGGCTGATGACCCTAAGTTGCTCGTTCTCTCGGTCCAGCACCAGGGTAGTAGGTCCGACCACCAGAAGTTGCTTCAACAGTTCAAACAGCTTGGGACGCATGGCTCTGCGGTCCACCTCCTTGGTCATCTCCTTCTCGGCCAGCCCAAGGATGCTGCGCAGGTCAGCCTCACTAAGGCGGGCCTCAGCGGCAGCCTGTGTAAACCCCACAGTTGGGTCCATCCTGGTGAACGGGCGCGAGGGTGCGAACAGTGCCAGCATCAAGCGGGTAGCCAGGTGGTTGACTAGCTGTGCGCCGTAGCTCTGCCACTCTGGTGGCACTATCTCATCATCCGCTACCTCCACCCCCTCCTCAAAGTACAGGCTCGGTAGCGTCAACTTGGCGCAGCGCTCGGCCCTGGCGAGTACGGCCTGCACGCCAGGCTCGGCGTCCAGCCTGTCCCACCACTCCCGACCGCTGGATGGGCGGATCATACCGCGTTCCCTTCCTGGAAGGCACGGCGCCGGCGGTTGCGCTCGGTAGCGTCCACAGTGGCGATTGTAACGTCGGTCTCAACCGACGCCAATCGCGCCTGCCTAATAGCCTCGCTCTCAGCCTGATCGGACAGGACCTCTCGCTCAGCCGCGAGTAGGCGGGCGGCGTTGGCGGCTTCCACCTGACCAGCAAAGTCGGCCGCCTGACGCCTCGCAGCGTCTTGCTCAGCGATCTGCTGGCCCATCAGGGCTTTCTGCTGCTGTTTCCTGGCGCGGGAACCCCCGACGATGCTCGTCACCAGGGATGCACCCGCTACTCCTACTGCTACCCACGTCATGTAAGCACTCCTTGTTTGTACAACGCTGTCAACTCCAGTGTAATAGCGTCTTCGGGGATGATGTGTTGCGCCTCAATGACCGATAGGTCCCGCGTGTCTGAGGGGTTCTTGTGCACTGTGAGGAATGTTGTTTCCTCGTAGCAGTGAATGGCACGCTTAGCTCCCGCTGGCGCCACTTCCTGGTAGCCCTCTGCCACGTCAAACCGGCTGAAGCCGTCAACAACCTCAGCGTGACCCTTGAGCACGCACAGGTAGTGGTCGTACCTTTGAATGCCACCCACCACGGTGCACCCGGCTGGCAAGGTCAGCACTCGGAGGTACAGCCCAGGAAGCCAATAGTGCGACGGCTCGGGCATTGGATCAGCGATTGGCAGCATCGCTCTGTGTAGGGCCACGATGGCGGCTCGGTCTGGGACAGAAGTCACGGCGTTCATTCAGAAGTACCTCTGCACGTAGTCCACGCCAAAGGCTGTCTGCACCGGCCGCGGTGCCACAGCTACGGGGGCCTCCCACCCGATGGGGTACATCACGTTCGTTGGGATTAGGACGGCGGGCGCTCCTGCAACTTCCCAACTGAGCTGGAAGGAGTAGCGATTGCGCCCGCGATTCGGGGAGAAGTTTTCTACCCGTATATTGATGATCTGTCCTGCCGTCCACTCAAAGAGACCACTACTACGAATCGCAGCGTGATTCACCCAGTCGTCAATGATCGGAACACCATTGGCGAAGAACCGGCACCCGTCATCGGAATTGAAAATTATGCGGTAGGTCGCAGTCAGCGGAATCTTGAAGGACCCGCGTGCCAGTACGGAGATGTCCTGCTCATTGGTGTGCCAGTTGGGGAGCAGGTCCGGGCTGGCAACATCCGCACCAAGCACACTAAGGTTACGCACATCCTGCCGCACGGCGCTCCCAGACAATGAGAGGTTGGTGTACACCCCGACAGCTAACCCAGTGCCTGGTAGGGCGTAATCTGCGGGCACTTCACCACCCGCTGGCTCGGTCGTGCCAGTGAATACGCTACCTAGCGTAGCCCAGCCTAGCCACCTAGTAGCGTGGTCGGCCCCAGGTGGCGTGGTGTTGATGGCAATGTAGCGCCTGCCCGTGGCTACATTGTCTTGGGTTACGGGGCCAATCTCTAAGGTCAGCGCTGCCGGCGGGTTTGGCAGGGCTACTGCGGTGCCATCCAGGCCGTTAACGCGGTCCCAACTCACGGCGGCTACACCGATAAGCGTGGTGGCTGCACCCTTCGCCGCATCGGTGACGGCCTGATTTGCGTCGGAGATGTTAACGAGCATGCGGTAGGCAGCTCTCCCACCCAGCGTATAGGCGACATCCGCCTCGTCAATGAAGGCTGCGGTGTGCAGCGTAACTGGAACAATCGCCATGTCAAGTCACCATGAAGTTGTCGCGGATGTACTGGAGTACTAGCTGAACGCCCAGCTTCTGTGCCACAACCTCTGGGGTGTCCTCTCGGGACACTCTGGCGTTGGGTAGGTCCCTCTCCATCTTACGGTAGTCCTGCCCGTTCATGCGGAATGTGGGGGTCACTACCTGAAGCGTTGTCTTAGTAGTCATACTTAGGAGTCTTCCTAACCTTCGGTAAGGTAGAGAGGCCTACAGAGAGCCTTCCTAACCTGGTTGCAATATAGGCACGTTCATATAAAGGCGTAAAGCGAGTCCTTTACATGAGATATGTCCAGATTACCCTGCTCTGGCGGCGGTTCCAGTCCGCCAAGGGCTTCTTGCAGTTGTGACAGTACATCGTTCTCTGCGTAGAGCTTTACGAACTGCTCACGTACTATCTCACCCAGGCGACCCGCGTCTGCCGGGTGGGTGCTGAAGCTGTCGTGTACAAACCCTAAGCTGTTAATGCCTTCCTGCTGGCAGGCTACTGTCACCATGTGCAGGTGCGCAGCATCCAGGCTGTGCACGAAGTTCGGGGCTAAGGCTGTAGCGTGCTGACGCTTGTCCGTTTCGCTACTCTCAACGGCCACACGAATATGCGCTGCTCCATGCAGCCAAGTCCTCACGCGAATGATGTCTGCTTTGTAGTAGGCTTGCGTGGCTATAAAGCCACTAGGCGTGGTCCACGTCAGTACGCGCTGCTTCAGTGAAGCAGCCCTACCTAGCCTACGCAGGAACTCTCGAACCTGCATCGCCGCCGGTAGCGCTTTCGCCAGGGCTGGCCAGCCCGCATCCATTAGAACGCGGGCGCGGCCCAGGCGCTCTCCCGGGCGACTGTCCGGCATCTCGCCAGCTAGGTAGTCTGCGGCTACGTAGCGCACGGCGCTATCCTTTGTCACACCGTAAGGCAGCGTCATAGTGGCGCGCTTCATGGCTAGGCGCTCTACGCCCTTCTCCATCCACCACTCCTTGTCCGGTCCATCAGGCAGCCCGGGCAGAAGGGTCTGCGTGACTTCGGCTACTCCCCTGTAAACATCCTCTTGCTGGGGGCCCGGTATGAGGTTGACCTTGCGCCCGCCAACCTCGTCACGCAGCATGGCTGCGAAGTGCTGCAGGCCGTTGCATGACCCGTCGAGGGCCACGCGGATGCGGCTGCGGTAGCCGCTGGGGTCTCGCTTCCAGTCTGCTACCTCGAAGCACCATGCTAGGAACTGCAGGGGCTCTTCCGCGTCTCTCCAGAAGCCTACCGTGCCAACAGGGTCATCCGCCACTACAGCCGCGCGGGGGAGGTAGGCGCGCGCCCAGCTCAGGCGCTCGGGTAGCGTAGCTTTTTCTACTCCGTTGCCCCAGGTGTTAGCGCCCTGCAGTAGTAGCCACTTCTCTCCGTGCTCCCCTAGGGGCTTTGCTTCGGAGAACTCCAGTAGTGCCTTCTGTAGGTCGCTACCCTGCGGGCTTAGACCAGAGCTGAGCGCGTAGTCTCTCCCCCGGCTATCCAGGAAGTGCACGAAGTACAGGTTTGCGTAGTCCTGTAGCTGTAGTGCCTGTCGAGTGGCCCGGTAGAAGCGCCCATGCTCTACAGTGCCTAGCCGCTGCGATTCGTAGAATGCCCGGCAAGCCCCCTTCCAGGCTGCCAGAGCTGTTTCCTCGTCGTGCCCTAGGGGTGTACCCTCCGGGCCTGTAAGGGGCGGCCTGGGGGGCTTCTCGTGGCTTGTAGGCGCATAGGCCCCCGGCACTCCTCCTGCACTCTTGCTTAGTTCCAGCGCGGTCTGCAGAACGCGGCGGTTCACTCGCCATTGCGTAGCCTGAAGATGGTTTACGGCCCCCAGGACTATAGGCATGGGGCTGTCCCTCAGCAGCGGACGTGCAGAGGCAGCGGTCTTCACCAGGTAGCGGTGTGCACGGCGCATCTCCGCCGTGTGATAGCCGCCACCTACCATACCAGTCCATGGCAACGGCGGCTCAACGCACGGCCCGTAGTCTGGTCTAGTCTCCGCGAGGAACTCAAAGCTAGCGTCCAGGATGCCTCTGGCCGCGGCGCTCAGGGCCACCTCGCGGTAGGCCTGGCGTCCTCGGCCGGAGGTGAATGGCTGGGACACCTCGATCAGGCCACACGTCTCCAGGCGCCCCAGCAGGAACACACCCACTACGTCACGACTACCCTTGTCCCACTCCGCCCATGAGGCCCCGGCCTCAGCGGCCTTGACCTTGTACACCGCCATTCGGTGCTCCTCGTCCTCGGACATGCGGCGCTGGAAGTCACGCGCAAGTGTGTAGTGTAGGTCCGGCAGGGCCTCAGCGATCTGGCTTAGCACCAACTCATAGTGAATGGAGCGTCCTATGGCGTAGGACAAGGCGCGGTGGTTGTGCGCCTTTCCACCGAGGATGGCGTTTAAGCACGAGCGCACGGCTAGGAAGGCCACGCTCGTGGCCTCCAGCTTGCGAAGTAGTGTCAAGGCGTTGCCACCCCGCAGTGGAGTAGGGTGAGCGTATAGGTCCACTAGCATCTCAGCCAGTGGGGCGGTGTAGTTGCGGTGTATGGACTGCGCGTAGGGGTTGCGGTGGGCCTTGCCCTTGCTCTCGGCTTCACCTACTGCCGCCTCCAGCCGGTTGCGACCGGCGAGTAGCATCCTGCGCTCCAGCTCGGCCTGAGAGTGCATTAGCCCCGACCGCCCTGCTCCTGTGTCTCTCCCTGCATGTGCAGAAGGATTTCCCTGGAGAGCCAGCCGAGTCCCATGAAGCCTGGCCACGCTCGTGTCACCTCTACAGGAACCAGCTCGTTCAGTGCGCGTGCAAGGGCAGGGGTGAGCAGTGTGATGTCGTCCTGGGCCGACTGTCGGCGCATATCCAGGGTGCTGTAGAGGCTCTCGTCCTCGTTGGTCCACGGCGTCAGCATCAATCGCTCTCCTTCTTGTCGTATCTCCAGCCCTTAAAGCGGGGCTCGCGTAGATTCCCATCCGGCGTGAAGCCCATGGCCTCCACCTCGAAGATGAGTCCCACGGGGCTGCGCACAGTAGGGTCATTTAGGCAACGCCAAAGGCTCTCGCGTTGCTTGTCGGAGAACCCGGTGCCGACGGTGCCAGTCTTGCCGTCCTTGGTTGCGTAGCTTAGATACCCTAGCCGCGAGGAATGCTTGCCCTCCTGGCCCAGGCCGCCGCCCGTGCACCGCACGTCTAGAGTGATCTCGTTCTTGAACTTTACGGCCTCACCCCCTGTGGCCCGCTTGTCCAGTAAAGGCAGGCCGTGTAGGTCCCACAAGACAATGCCATCGTATCCAGGCCCCATGGTACGGGCCACCTGCTCTGGGGTGTCGTTGGGCCCAAGCACTAGAGTGTTAGCCCAAGCAATGTGCGTGCGGTCATTGCCTTCTGGCCCCCGTGAGTAATACGCCAGCTCCCGATAGCGGTCAAGCCGTTGGTAGTACGGCTGCTCGGCGAGATCACGCTCTAAGTATACCATGTCAAACAGCCGGAACTGAAAGTCCCAAATGGTCGCCCGCTGCTGCCTGAAGTCGCCGCTTATCCTGGATTGCGCGCAGTCATGCCGCCACACTTCACCAGCCAGCATTAGCGGGGTGCCATCCCACCCGTAGTCCCCCAGGGCGACACTCAGCTTGTTAAGAATGCCCTGGCACGAGATGCTGTAGTCCTCTCCGGTGCGGCTAAGCATTCGTGCCTCTGTGCCCCTCTCGAACACCGCTAGGCCGCAGACGCCATCGTACTTGGCAAGAGCGATGCGGTCAGGCCTCAGAGCGAGGGTGGTTGTGCTCGGGTGAGCCTTCTGGAAGGCCTTGCTGGTGGCATCGTACTCACAGGGGCGTGTCAGTGGGAGGGTATGGCTCACAGGTGCAGTCCTCTGGTCACCGCATCAGACAAGAGCTCAGTGATAGTCATTCCTACTTGGAAGGCTCGGGGTCCTTGCAACTGAGCACTGGGCACCGAGAGTACCACGGTACGATGCTGCCCCATGGAGATAGTGATGTCCTCGTTTACGCCCCCGGGCGCGGGGCTGGGGTCACTGATCCTGATGGTGAGCATGGAGACCCCTTAGGAATACGCTGATGGGCAGTACAGGTATGAGAGCCGCCTGAGCTACGGCCACCTCCAGGGCTGCCCCGCGGGATAGCCGCCAGTCTGGAAGTAAGGCCACCGCCTCGCAGGTGAGCAGGCGTTGTAGCCTCTGTTTGGGGCAGGTCCCCTGCCCTGCAGGGGAATCCGGGTTGCTGTCAGGGGGGTTCACCACTGTGAATCCGCAGCTCGCCAGAGCTTCCGCAGCGGAGTGGAAGGCTGCGGCGTTGTGCCCGAAGGCCTGTGGCATAGGTCCAGCGATGTACACCCTGTTCACTCAGCTACCTCACTCTCCAGTAATGTCTCCAGCAGCGCCAGGGCCCGCCATGCCAGCTTGGCTGCGTGCCTGATACCATCGGAGTCAACTGCATTGCGGTCGATGAGGTGACGAGCGATGCAGTCGGCGTGATCCGTGGACTTCTCCCGAGCCCAGTGCAGGGGCTGCCCGAGATTGTGCTGGTCATTGCCCGCCTTCGAGCACTGCGCCACGGCCGCCAGCGCACGAGGGAAGTAGTCTAGCACTCCGGTGGTGATGGGCGTGGCCTTGCGCACGGCGGGGTCCCTGGACAGGAGCATGCCCGAATTACGGCAAGCCCCCGAGTCCGTTCTACCACCGAGAACATCTGTGACGCATTCGCTTTTTGGCACGAATACGCCACCTGTACACTCTGGTGACGTAGAGCAGCGGTTGCCAACGTCATTGGCAAAGAAGAACGAGCAGCCTTCGCAACTGCCCTGACCCTCATTAGGCTCTGGGACTAATACGAATGTCTCTCCGTCGAAGGTCACGCTAGTACTTACGAAGTCTGCGTCCATGTGCGGTTGTGCTCCAGTATGCAGTGTGTAACTGCTGCTTGAAGGTCGATGAATTGCATATGCGTGCTGTCCGGGGCGCGCTCCACTATTCGGGCATACAGGTCCGCCCTGCGTTCCTCGCTCCAGCCCTCCAGGTCCGCTGCCCTGTCAAGGACATGGTAGGTTGCATATTCCAGGCCCCCATGGGGGCGCAAGCGCTCGGCGTAAATCAGCAGGGATAGAACGAGAGCGAGTGGGGCGTAAGTGGGTTGTTTGCTCATTGGACTAGCAGGGCGCGGGGTGATGGGAGGCAGCGCGCCCCCCTGCTGAATCCGCCACAGTGCCCACAGCGGTACAGATTATACACCCGCGTCTTCGCTGGGACTGTACCGGCGCTCTTCAGGTCCGCGCTCCCACACCGCGGGCAGCCCTCTCCGTTGTCGTACAGCGGCAGGCTGGGATGTCCAATCATGAACGGGCGGAGCTTAAGGTACACCTTCTCGGTAGTGGTTACGTCAATAGGGTTGTACTTGCGCATGGCTGCCCAGGCCTTGGGGTTCCCAGCCAGCGCCTCGGCCCACAGGGAGAAGCCGGGGAAGGCCTTGTGCACGTCCTTCCGGGAGTCGGTTAGTACTTGCGCAACCCACGCCAGAGAGTTTGACTCAAAGGCCCCAATTGAGCGGGCGTGCAGGTAGGTGTCGATCACCTTGTACGGCGATGGTGGCGGCATGTCATGTGCCAGGAAACGCGCGTTGATCTTGCGCACGTCAAAGCGCTGTGCGTTGTGCCCGATCACGATGTCCGCAGCATCCAGCTCGTGCCACAAGCCCTCAACAATACGCCGGTCGTCATAGAAGTCGTAGTTCTGACTGTTGTCGTCGTAGCGAACCTTGCGATCACCCAGGTCCTTGCTGGCGTAGCTTATGATCGCCCCCGCGCGCAGTACCTGTGGTACACCGATGTTAGCCTTCCACCAGGACCATGCGTATACAATGCTGGGCGCCGTCTCGATGTCAATGGTCTTGATGTTCGCGCCGCGGTACAGCGGGGTGAGCTTCTGTTCTGTGGTCATTAAGTGGCTTTCCGGCGCTTGGCCGCTAGCTTGTTGCGGCGGACGCGCTTCTCGTCAGCGTCTCGGTGTGTTGGGTAGCGCACGCCCAGGCGGGCTTGGCTCAGGTACTTAACTACGCCTACCAGTACGCGATGCAGGTCTGCGTCGTTGGTAAGCTGGGCTAGCTTTCGGTGGTTCTCAATCTTGCCTAGCATCGAGTTGACACCCCGGTGAAGGACCCCTCTGCACTCCCCCGTAGTGTGACAGTGGTCTAGCACGGCATCCTGCAGGGCTAGCTTGCGCCCTGATATGGCACACCGCCCACCCTGCTCCTCCAAGACACGCAGGCGGAATGCCTGAACGTCTGCGGCCTTCAGCTTCTCCATCAGCGCAGCCCCTCTACAGTGCCATTGGTGAGCCAATCCGTCAGTTCACCGACGTTGCTAGTCACTAGGTCCGCGAATGCGTACATCACGTCATAGCGCTCTGGTTCCTTGTCCAGCAGGATGGCAGTACGCTTGCCCAGCCCACAGGCGAATCCAAGTTCCAGATGCCCACTCTTGCCGGCGGGCATCACCAGAACAACACACCTGGAAGATTCTATGTGCTCGCGGTCAAACTTGAACACATGCTGCGCTGCGTGACCTTGCAGGGCCTCTGCCAGGGTATGACCGCGGGCCTTCTCGTACTCCATCCACTTGTCATCCGCCTCAGGCCCGGCTGCCATCCAGTCATCGAATACCGCAAGCCCTCCCTGCCGTAAGCGATTTGCCAACTTTGATACCGCGGGATTGCGGAGACTTCCCACTAGGTAGCAGTCATGTGTCAATCAGTCTCTCCAGTTGCGCGCTTACGCAAGCGCTCCAGTGCTACAACGTTGTCGAAGTGCTCCAGTGGGCCGCCGGGGCGCACCATGTCTAGTGGGTCAACAGGTCGCCGGCGCATCCACAGTAGGCAGGCTTGCTCAAGGAAGCGGTCATCGCCATCTCCCTGGTACAGGCTGGCGTAGGCCGCGCGTATGGGTCCCAAGGCACCCATACCGTCATAGCACCCATCTACGAACTTCTTAGCGCTCACCTCCCCGCACTTCTTGCCATATAGCAGGGGTAGTCCTGGGATGTTGTCCGCCGCGTCGCCCTGAAGCATCTGCTCCCAGAACCAGCGCTGACCGTACTGCTTGCCCAGGTGCATCGGGCTCTCACCGACTGGCACGTAGAACAGTCTGGTGCGGTCCCACAGAACGTGCAAGCCAGGTACCTGTCTCATGTCCTTGTCCTGGCTGGCGATGGCGATTGTGCAGCCCTGGCTAGCATGGTAGGCGAACAGGTCGTCAGCCTCAGCGTTAGCGCTGATGTGCACCTCCCCTGCGCGGCCGGCCTCTAGGTAGCGGCGCAGGCCTGCCCAGTTAGTAGGGCGGCGGCTAGACTTCCTCTGGCCCTGGTAGGGTCTAACAGTGGCTACGGCGTAGCGCCCACCCTTGGGGCTGTTCTCCGCCGTAAGCAGGATGCGCGTTTCCCTGGCCCCCGTCATGGTGGCGAATGTCTCCACCATCTCGTTGACCCAGGAATACGCCTTCTCAGGCTCTGTGCCGTCAGCCCCCGCGCAGTAGTAGGCGAGACCGTCTCCGTCCACTAGGAGAAGGTCCACGCCCGGCGGTCGTTGTGGCTGCAGCCGGGCGAAGTTTATCACCAGGGGATGTCGTCGTCCAGGGGGTCGGTCTGCTTGCTGCCAGCCTTGACCTTACCGGCAGCGTTCGGAGCCGCCGCTGTGATGCTCTCCACACCAGCAGCATCGGGCTCTCCAGGGCCGCCTTCCTCCTCACCGGTCGGGGGTGGGGCGAGGTCCAGGTTTACTCCGGCCTTCACGAGCAGTGCGTAGATCGGGCTACCCTTGAAGTTGACGGCGTGCGTGATGCGCTCCTGGGTGATGTTCTTAGACTGAGCCGCGGCCGTCACCACGCCCGCATCGTTCTTGCGCTCGGGGAATTCGCCGGGAACGAAGATGCTGTCCCACTGCTCCTGGCTCGGGGCATCCCAAAGGAACCCAGCCAGGGGGGTCAGGGCTGGGCCTACCGTAACCGGGAGCAGCTCCCCGGTGTCAATGTCCTCCTTGAACGGGGCGCGAATGGTGTAGCCCGTCTCGTCGCGCAGCTTGTAATCCAACCCGGTCCACTTCTCCGGGTCCACGGGATCATCCCGACGCTTAAACCTGCGGTGCACCAGCTTGCCCAGGTAGGCCTCGCCCAGCAAGTAGATGCAGTGCTCTGCGGAGCGGGCGTGGTTGAGCAGGCTGAACAACTTTACAAAGTTGGCCTTCGGGTCCTGGCTGAGTGTCTCCTCGATGTACACGACCAACGGCCTCGGGATGCTGTCGTTTCCAATGATCGGGGCGTGGCGTGGGCCACTAACCTCGAAGCCAAGTCGGACTACGTTGGGCACTTTGGTCACGCCCTTGAAGGTCTTCTCGTGCTTGCCCAGTTCTACGTAACTGACGAATCGAAGGCGGACAACACCCTCGGGGTAGATCGTCTTCTCGAAGTCCCCGGACTTGACTTCGGATTGGTTGACGCCGGTGGAATCAGCGGCAGCCTTGAGGTTCTTGAGGAAGTCGGACATGGTTCTCCTAGATGGTCGCGCTAATGCGCTCGCGGATTGCAGGTACTCGGGAGAGCACAGAGGCAGGCACGTCGGATTCGTCGGCCATGCTGGGGCCCCACTTTATCTCAGCGGGGTAGTCGATCTCGATGTTCCATCCCAGCTTCTTCTTGATGACAGTGCTGGCTTCGAGGACACTGGCGTGCAGTACGCACGCAGCGCGCTCCTTCACATCGGGGTGTGCGTCCACGTAGAATGCGTCGTGGACTTGGTTGATGATAGGGGCCTTGTACCACAGGTCTGGCACCCTAGCCCACTCGTATACGATGACAGCCATTGCAGCCTTCGCCACCTCAGCTCCTCCGCCCTGCGCTACGTAGTTGCGGATTTCCGTCGGGCTGAAGCTGGTGTACATGGGGTTCTTGGGACGGGTAGCCAGCCACTTTGGGCTCGGGTGCTCGCTGTACACGTACATCTTTCCGTCCGGCGTCCTGGTGTGCGACGTGCCGAGCTGGCACATCACGGTAGGCTTGTCCGGGTGCGGTAGGAAGCGGCCACCTGGTACGCGGTTGTGTTTGATGTCCTGCGTCAGGGCCTCGATGTAGGGCTCGATGCCCGGCCAGCGCTTCTGCTCGGCCGCGATCAGCTCCTCGACCGTCTCTACGGGCATTCCCGTGCCATCGGCGATGGTCTGCGCACCGGCCCCATAGGCCCGGCGGAAGCTGAACACCTTGGCTAGAGTGCGCAACTCCTCACCCTCGTGGGTCTTGTCCGGGCCCTTCGCCATTGCGTAGGCCTCGTCGTAGGTGATCTCCTTCCACGCGCTTAGGCGAACGCAGTGCAGGTCCAGGCCGGAGCGCAAGTCAGCCAGCAGCGCTTCGCAGCGCGATAGGTTGGCCTGCACGTAGACCTCCAGTGAGCTGAAGTCGTCCTGCAAGATGGCCCCATCGGGACCCCACCTGCTGGTGAACATCTGCTTGACCCGGCTCGTGCCTTCACGAGGTAGGTTCTGTACTTGTGTTCGGTAGCAGTCGTTAGGTGCTACCCGCCCTTGTGGGCTGCTGCATGTTCCCATGCAGGTCAGACTATATCTTCACGCCTAAATGGCGTGCCGTGCGCTTCCACCCACTTGAGTGTACTCTCTTTCGAGATAGTCGTTGCGCCTTCAAGGAAATGATGCAACCGCATGTGGTCACTCATTGTCAGCAAAACCAAGTTGTCGAACGCGTTGTTGTGTGTGTCACAGTCGCAATGGTGCACGTGCCACCCCGGGGGAATTGACTGCAGGCTCAGGTTCTCCGCCACGACATAGTGGTGGATGAAGATGTGCTTGCTGCCCTTCCTTCCTGTGAACCACACTGGCTTCAGGGTCACTAGGTAGCCCTTCCCGTCTTCCACTATGTAGCGGAAGTTAGGGTGTGCCTCACCTATCTTTCCAAACATCGGATTCAGCCCTCCCAGCTTGCTGTTTCTGTAGCTGGTACGCTTCCTCGTCAGGCGGAATTGCCTGGAGTAGTTCGACTTTACGTAGTTGAACACACGCTTGTATGGTGCCCCTACCTGGGCCGCAATAGCTCCCATAGTAAGCTCGGTGTTCTCATACAGGTACTTGATCTTGTCCACATGCACCTCCAAAGGTGGATTGGCTTGCTTGGCTCAGGATTGGCCGGTCGGGCTATCCCCTGAGTTCACACGGTTTTAGAACCCCCAGAATTAAAGGTTCGGTCTCGACGAGGTGAGGCGGCCCGTGATGGCCGTCACCATGTTCAGCTCGCCGTGGATTAGCTGCGTGGCCTGGGCAACCAGTGTCAGCATGCCCTTGTATGTGCCAGGCTTCTTCGGGTCCTCGCTGATGTAGTAGGTGCCCAGGTCCTTCTGCTGCTTCTGCCATGTGGCAAACAGCTTGAGGAATTCTACCCCACTATGCTCCAGGGCCGCGACCACCTCGCTAGACGTGCTCCATACGCCCGGCACTTCGCCAGCCCACTCGTCGCGGGGCTGCACCATGCGGGGCATCTTGTGCTCTACCGTAGTAGCCCGCTTCTTAGGCTTGTCCAAGTCGGGCACCTTGACCTTGGTAGTCTTGGGCTGGCCAGCGTTCTTGCCCCCGGTGTTGAGTAGCAGGGCCTTGCCCTCGGGAGGCTCTCCGTTCCACTCGGTATTGAGGCAGTGCTCCCACCACAGCACGTCCACTGCGGTGCCATCCACCAGCTTGTAGGCAGGTAGCTCCTTAGGGGTGTACTTCTGCTCCCAGCCAGCGGGCTTCTCTCCGTCACGCTCGGGGCACCACCAAGCCTCGACGGACGACAGGGGGTCCCGCGGTTCGTCTTGCACGGTGCCAAGGTACTCGGTGGCCGCGTAGGGGATGATCCCACCGAACAGCAGGGCGGAGCGCTGCTTTGGCGAGCCCCAATTGAACTCGAATGGTAGGCCCTCTACGTGCTTGCTCAGCTTGGCTGTCAGCTCAGCGATTTCCACCTCCAGCTCAGCGGCGTGAGCCTTGCCGATGGTGGCGTCGCAGTGGATGCCCCACAGCTTGCACATGACGGCGTAGGCGTAGGCCCTCATGTTCATGATGAGCAGGGGTAGCATGCTCATCTGCTTGGCCTTAACCCACTGACCGCGGAACACGGTCAGGGTGTTCTGCACGTCTCCCGGTTCGAACAGCCCGGTGGATGGGTTGACGGCCCCCTTCAGGTATCGCGCCAGCAGCGGCTCGGGAATCTCCGAGGTGTTGACACCCTGCTCCCAGAGGGCCTTCACCTCATCATGCTTGAGCTGGCCGCCGTATCGAACGCTCACCTCGTCCAGGCTCAGCATGGCGTGCTCCTGACCCTGACCGTTGAGCAGGAACTCAGCGAGCTGGCAGTCCCACAGCATGCCGCCACCGGATAGGAACAGCCGGAAAGCCTCTTGGTTGCCCGGTTGTCCAACCATGGCGTGCATGAGGTCGAACTTGATGTTGAAGCCCGCGACGAAGCGAACGTTGTCCAGCACCGGGCTCAGCCAGCCGTCGTGTGGGCGCGTGGCGTTATAGCGGTAGGCCGCAGCACTCTCTGGGGCCCCAGTGTCCAACCATGCGTCGCACACCACGTAGTTATCAGGGTGCCACGGGTTGGCCTTCTGGCCCCACAGTTCCGCGGTTTGCGTCTCGCAATCCCACGCTCTGCACAGTACCGCCGTCACGGGTGGAACACGGACATCGCCGCCCGATCATGGGTGAACATCGAACCAACTAGGGCAACCTTCAGGACCCTTGTGGAAAACGCGCTTGATTCGTAGATGCCGCGTATGTTGCTGGCGTTCTCGCCTTTATCGAACTTCATTCTTCCTTCTCCACTAAGATGATGGACGGGTTGAGTCGGTAGTCCAGCATCGCGGCTTCCCGCTGAGCATCCACCAGCAGGTCATGCCGCAGCCTGCTATGCAGGATCGCTTTGGCGGTTGGTCCAGCCACGTGGGTGAGCCTGGTCACTGCGTACTGGCGCCCGCGGGGGGCTTTACCACTGTAACCCTCTGTATGCTTGTTCATTCAACCCCCTGAGTGGTCACGGAAACGGGAACGGTCGAAGTCAAAGCTGACCTCAACGCGCGGCGACTTGGGGCGCCCGGTGCGCGCTCGCTTGTTCTTGCTGGTGCCCACATAGCGGGACTTCTCCAGATCGGGGTCAGCTACGCGCCCCAGCGTGATAATCACATCAGCAGCGCCCTGCTTACCCACTCTACTGTCCTTGAGCTGAGTCTGGGCTGGATACGGCTCATAGCTGGCATCTCCGTTCACCTGGGAGGTGGCGATGACTGGGAACCCACTGCCAGTACCACCCCCCGTAACAGCTAGCTGCCGGGCCCATTGGTACTGGGCTTCCAGGGCCTGATCGGTGCGTTCTCCCTTGGCGTGTCCACTGAAGGTCACGTTGTCGATCATGTCGAACACAACGAGTCCAGGGCGGTGCTTGCGAACCAGCCGCTCCACTTGGCCTGAGTCCCAGCCGTGTACGCTCATGACGCGCAGCACACCCATACGCCCGCCCATGGCCAGCTTGTACATCTGGCGCAGCATGGTCTTGCACTCAGCATGCTCGGGGTCGGCCGGCTGCTGACTCAGTGGGATCATCTGTTCCAGCGTGAGGTTCAGCGAGGCCTGCCACGTGCGCTCCACGATGCGGTCAGAGTCTCCCTCGTTGTTCAACCATAGTACGTCCCGGGGCTCTCTGTAGAACACGGAGAGCTGCGGAGCGATGTATGTCACATTGTCAGCCAGTGCTGAGGTCTTGCCAGCATCCACACCAGCAGCGAAGATGTAGAAGTCCCCGGGGCGCATGGGCTTGAGGTTGTTGTGGATGCAGGGCCAGCGCCACTGTAGTCCCTCGTCGTTTGCACTGGCAGTGAGGATGTCTGTTATATCCGTCAAGCACTGCGCGTCCTGCTGACCAGCCTGGGCCCACTGATCTACGCGCTCGTTGGCTGCCCGCGTCTCTGCTAGTACGTCGATGTCCTCCCCAGCGGCGTAGCGGTCCCCTATGGTTTGGAGATCAAGCGCTAGGCGAGCCTCTGCCAACCTAGGGATCAGGGCATCGTGGGAGTTCGGCACCGGAGTAGAGAATGCCGTAGTCAGCGCACTTGTGAGCAGGCTACGCCGGTCGTCGTCCAGCCTCGGGTGCAGCATTTGGAAGTACGGTATGAACACCTCGGCAGTGAGTTGCTGCATACCAGGGTGTTCCTTGAAAATCCTCCCGTAGGCTGTAAGGATGGTCTTGGTAGTTTCCTGGAGTGCCCCGCGTGGCACTCCTTTTCCAAGGGTGCTGTACGCGGCGCGACTGCGTAGAATCTGGAGCAGCGCTACGTCAAGATGTGCCATAGGGGTCTCCGTGCGCGCACTTCAGTGCCTGGTAAGCGATGATACCCTCCTTCGTATGGTCGCGGCATCCAGGTACTTTGGGTCCTGGTCGCTGGGGTGCGTTAACATGATGCGGCTGTCTAAGCCTATGGCGGCCAGACGACTGTTGCCCTTCAGGGCCATGCGCTGGCCGGCCGCGTCCGGGTCAAGCCACCATATAACCAGGGGGGACTCAGCCGCCCGTGCCAGTACGGCTGGACTGGGTAGGGTGCCGAGGCACGGTATAGCTGCTACCGGGGCGCCGCTGAGGCCGATCTTGGCAGCACTGAGAATGTCCTCTGTGAGCACACACGGCAGCTCGCCATTATCTAGCGACCCCAGGGTTGGGTGGATGTACTCTTGAACACAGTGCTGCCTCCCGTACAGCCCGGATAGCCACTTAGGGCGTGTGTCGGCCGCTCGTTGCATAGGGTGAGATACAGCTCGCGCAGTCCAAAAGCCCCCATTGAGTGGGAAGATGATGCGCTGATGGCGCTCGTTCCAGTAGCAGCGGAAAAGTTGCTCGCGCTCATAGCGGCCAAATCCTAGGGCCGCAAGCCACGCTACCGCATGCCCAGGCCAGGGGTCTCCAACATCCGGCGGGCAAGCGCAGTCTTGTCTTGGTTCCTGCGCTGGCGGGCGTAGCGTAGGCTCAGTGGGCTCCCACAGTGAAGCCCCGCAGCGAAAGCAATAAGTGCTAATGCCATTGTACTTAACCTCCCTAATGGCAGACCTATCCGCCCCGCAGTGACTAACGCGGGTTTTTACAGTGCCCACAGACTACACCGCGTTTGCCCACACTTCACAGCTCGCATCGGGCCGCTGAAAGCCAGTCGTACGCGCGGGCAAACATCATTGCTTGGTAGGCGCTGCGTTCCATCTTCATGCTCCGGCAGCAGTGCTGCATAACTAACGGTTCGAGCCGACCGAGTACGGCGGCTCAACTCGAACGTTAGGCCTGCTCAAACACATGGAACACCGACGAGCCGGCATGCATCTGGTACGTGTCCACGAATCGACCGCCATACGTAACCTCGGGCATCGGGTTGCCGGTGCCGTAGGTGGCAAAGGTTCGCGGCGTGGTGGGCGCATTATCATCCACCAACGCCCACAGTTGCGGCGCACCGCCCTGCATCTGCACGCTCAGCACCTGGGCGCCTCGCGGCATCTGCACTTGTTGCAGGTCGGTCACTTGTAGGGTCCATTTCCAAATTCGCATGTTGTGCTCCTGGCCTCGCTATGCTCCAAACCGTTCAGGTGCTCCAGCACTTCTGTGTAAAGCGCATGCCGCGCCTTAATCACGTCGTCATCAGCACCCCAGTGCGCGGGATGCGAAAGCATGTTCCGGCACCGCATCAGCAACGTGCGCGAATCCTTGGCGCCCTGCGCATACGCTGCACGAATCTGCTGCACCGTGTACAGCTTGCGCCCCGTGGCAGTCTCGTATCCGGGCTCAGGCAACGCCTGCCCTGGCTTGTAAACGGCGCCCTTGTGCGGTTTGAATCTGTCCAACCAACTCATGTGGTACTCCCCAGTGATGCCTAACTGGTCGCTCAAGGCGACCTCCTACGGGCCTGCGGCCATACGTCGGCGCCTTGGCCCGGCGTTATGCAGCACCGGAAGCTGCCTGCCGCTGCCGGCGCACTTCTCCGATACTGATGCCGCGCCTTTTTGCCTCATTGCGTACCGTTTCAACCGTAGCAGGTGGCGGACTGTTGATGTGAAGAGGCGCATTGGCGAGCCTAGCGTATGCAATACATCGGCTCCTGAACCGCGGGCATCCGGTACACATCAGACCACCCGTGGCGCTGTGGATACCGAGCGCGATCAAATCGACAGCGCCTTCTTTGAACTGTCCGCAGCCGGCGCGCAAGTAATCTGTTACCGTGTACGGTTTGGTTTGCTTCGGCTGCAATTTGTCGTTGTGATGCATTTCTTTTCCCTTGTGGTGCCACATAACTAGCGGGTCGAGCCGACCGAGTACGGCGGCAGTTCAGCTCACACGTTAGGGCGCTCGCACTTGCCCACGGCCGCAAAGCACAGGCGGAAGTCGCCCAGTCCCAGCGCGCCACGCATCGCGCCACGCCTCGAACGGCTTGGGCTCCGGTCAAGTATCTGACAGGCGCCGCAGGGCGTTGAGTAGATCGCTGCTGTTCATTAGCCTTCCCTCCACGCAAACAACGTGCAGTGTGCGGTAGATTGAACGGCGAATTCGCCAATGGCGCACCATTTGTTTTTCTCTTTCATGTACGTTTCGCCATGGTTCCACCCAGGCAATTCGACAAACTTACTGCTGTAGTGCTTGCACGCACGACAGCATGCCGGCTCTTGGCGGTAGCCTTGTGCTACCTTCGCTTCGTCTTGTTTGCTCATACTGCTTGATCCTTCTTGCATGTGCTCGACATCGGCAGCATCTGGGCCGCAATCGCGCTGCTCTCGCAATTGTGCAGAGTGAGCACAGCGCCGTTCCGGCCTTCGACGCAGAGCACAAACGCGCGACCCTCGGCCAGCGCCTCGCGCAGTGCCGCGTCGATGTCCTCAAGCGCTTTCGGCACGGCTGGCAGAGCGTCGGGCTCAGTCAGCGCATAAAGCGGCTGCCATCCTGGCGCTGCCCGGGATGCCATAACCCCGTACCCGCCGGAGAATTCGTAGTCTTGCACCAAATACCGGTAGTTCGTGTAATCGCCGATGGCATAACCTGTTGGGATGCGCTTACTCATCCACGCGACAAGTTGCAGTTTCATTCAAACCCCTAATTTCCGCGGAGCCTCAACCCAGAAGCCACCAACGGGGCTGTAGGTTCTTTCTGGCGGTTACTTTGGCTAGCGTAAGACATTCTGCGGCAGTACGGCTAAGCCCGCTGCCTATCGAAGTACCCCGTAGGCGTAGTACGCCTGCTCTTCCGTTCTACGAGTAGGCCGTTGAAGAACTGCCTGGGCGGGTTCGCATCCAGGCAGTTGTGCTTGCACAGCGCCGGCCAGGCGCTGTTGACCACCCGCCCGCAGTTCAGGCACGTGTTGCGACCGTTCTTCATTCTCCACCACCGAAGGTCCCCGCAAATAGCTTTGGCCCAAGCGTCTGCCTACGGCGTCGCGGATTCCGCCTCGATGTCCACCTTCCCTGGCACACCAGCCAATGCTTGACGGTAGCCGCTTTGTGCCCCTTGCTCATGCTCGCCGCCAGCACTGCGTGGACACGATCTTCAATCCCGCGCTTGTCGCGTTAATCGCTTGGGATATAGCACTGCCATACTCCAGGCAGTGCGAGTACTTCTGCTGCGCTTCTACAGGGAGGTCGAGCGCAACGGCCGCCCCATTTGAGAGCACGAATATGACGGCCCACACGGCTAGCCCTCCAGCAGCGCGAGGGCTGCCTTCTCGGATGCAAGGCCAGGCTCGCAGTTGCGGAACGTCCACCGGTCGAAGATAGTCCAGACGCCGTTGACGAACTTCACCGTATAGCGCGGAGTGGGTCGAGTAACCGGCCGCAAGGCCTCAACGCTGAGCCGTTCGGCCTCGCGCAGGATGTTTTCGAGGATTTTGTTGTTGCTCAGGGCGAGCTGGGCAAAGGCGGTCTGAATTTGCATGGAATTCTCCATTACGGCACATGCCGAGCATGCCCTCGGTTGGGAGGGCAAGGGCTGCGTGTGTCAGAATGCCCAGGAAGGGCCCTGGGCGGCGCAAGGTGAGGTTTACGGCGCCTAGGGGCTAGGGTGGTAGCTTGAGGCTAGCCCGGCGCCCCTAGAGGCTCTGCTGGGCTACCTGTCATGCCCCCCATGCTGTAAGGTGGGTTCCCATGGTGTCGTGGTACTCCCTTGCGTAGTACCCTAGTATCAGATCAGCCAGGTAGTCTGGGATCAGCAAGGGGTCCCCATCTCTGTGGGCGTTCACCGCTTGAAGCACTATGGCTGCGGCGTCCCGCTCGTTTATAGTGGCCCTGCTGTACGGCTTGATTATCTCATGCAGCAGGTCCAGAACGATTGGACTGTGGGTGTGGAGTTCCATCAGTCCACCACTAGGTCAACGAATTGCCCTACTGCCCAGTGGGGTTCCCGCAGGGCATCCGCTGCGCAGGCTGCACGCAGGTCATACCCGCTGGCTAAGCGCCCAGTTTTGCTATCGGGGCAGTTTGTAAAGCGCAGCCTGCCGTCCGTGAGACGGCACCTCGCGTTCCAGCGCTCTTTCACGGGCAGCCGAGGTTTCTCGGTTGACGCAGGGTTGTCCTTGATGGCCTGCGCATGGGCGCTCAGTGGGGCTGGCCCACATGCAAATCCTGAGCCCCACAGCGACCCGTCCACGGCCATGTCGGCCACAGCGCAAGCCCCAACAGCGCTACCTTGCCACACGGCGCCCCGGTGGGTTACTACGGTACCCTCTTGCAGGTTGTGCACCTCGAACAGGCCTTGCAACCCGCGGCCTACTATGGCCCAGGGATACAGCGCCCCGATGCTGTGTTTCTGGATGCCACCAAGTTCTGCATGCGCCTGGGCTGCACTGTGGCCCTGCGTGCTGTTGCTATTCATGGCTTATCTCCCTTCGGGTAAATGAACTTGGATTCGTCAAAGGGCCACCACGTGGCCGGGTGGGGGCCCACGAGTATGCCACCACTGATGCCTTCTATCACGGCCGCGATGCAGTCCTGCTGCGTTTCCAAGGCAAGAGAGAACAGCTTAGCTCGTAGCTCTCCAACCTCACCGCCATAGTCTCCTGAGACAACTACGCAGCCCTCTTCGGGGCCGGAGTGTAACTCAATCAGCACCACCCCGTTGATGGTGTACCGGGCCCACTCAGCCACGCACAGGATGCGATTCCACTCAGTGATACCTCGTTGATACGCCTGTCGGGCGTGGAAGCCCGGCGACAGACCCACGTTAATGGTGATGCGCATGTGCACCTCCTTGATTGCCCAAAGGGCGGGGCCTTGAGCCCTATGCAGCCTGCCTCTAGTGCAGGGCGCTACCTAGGCTCAAAGCACCACCCTCATGGTGCCGCCCGTTAGGGCTCGGAACTAAATCTGTACGTGTGCCCAGTCACCTGCCTGCCGTGGTCCCCGATTACGGTCACGTAGGGCGGGAATGTGAAGTCAGGCAACACTACGGGAGCTATGCATCCGACAACCGTGTACACATGGCCCTTGGTGAGCAGGCGGTTGTAGTCTCCGGTGGCTACAACGCGCTGACCTACCCTGAATGGCGTATCAGTGCTCATTGAACACCGTGCACAAGGTAAGCCTGCACCAACGCTGCCAGTTTCTTGGTTTGCTTGCGGTCGTAGGAGGGATTCCACTGTTCCGCCCGGCGGGTGCACGGCTTGAATTCCTTCACCGTGAGGCCCTGTCCTATCGGGTAAGACACGCTCACGAGTGCTGCCCCGTTACGCAGTAGCTGTTTGCTCACTCGCTGCGATGAGGCACAATTCCTCCTCCCAAATTGCGTGGCACCCACCCTGATGCGCGTGCTGTCCATACAGTAGGCCTTTCCACCGAGGACGTATCGAACACCTACGTGTGATCGAGTCATGTCATCTGTACTCACTCCACGCTCTAAGCACGTGCGTGGGCTAGCACTATACTCGAAGGTGTCGTTATTCCATTGGTTTGGAAGAAGCACCTCCACGCTCTTTAAGCCAAGCTGTTGCAAGGCCTCAGCCACGAGAACAGCGAATACCCCACAACCACCGTGGTTAAGCCCGGTGATGTTCCGGTTTACGGCCGCACGCAGCCGCACGGCCCTACTAGCTAACTCCCGTTGGAAGATGCTCATGGCAGGCAGGGCCAGTTCAGCGTGTGCGTGGCGGGCTGAACGGCCCAGCGCCAGTAACCCACTCGCACAACAATGCCCCCACAGCGCTGTGCGTGCAGGTGAGCACCGAGAAAGGTGGTGAATTCTACAGGTTCCCTCGGGGACGATGCCAGCTTCATAGCTGCTCCTGGTGACGTGCAAAGCGCACGGGGCTACCTCCTACGGCCCACCATCATGGCC